GAAGTCCAGACCAGACGGTGCCTCCACCCAGCTACGAGTGGCTGTCAGTGATGGCGCTGTGCCAGCGGTGACCACCTGCCGCAGGTACTGCTTGGTGCCAGCAGCAGTGCCGATAGGTGCCTGCTCAACCTTCTTGTCCAGCTCAACCTTCAACCCAGCAGGGGTGACGGCCTTGGTGGTGTTGGTGCCGGTAGTGACTTCAGCAGCAGTGGCCAGCTGCACCTTGCCCTTGATGGTTTCAGTTGCATCCGGAGGGTTGGCCTTCAGCTGAGCAGCATCCACCACCCGCCCAGCCGTGCCTGCCGTGACGGCAGCAGCATCAGCCAGCTGGACAACACCCTTGGCGGACGTAGTGGCATCAGTGGCGCCGATTGCACCGACACCTGCCAACTTGCGCACCGCGCCAGCGGCGTCCTTGATGTAAGCGGCGGGGCTGTCCTGGTGCGCGTTGATCGCTAACTCACCAACCTCAAGGTCACCAGGGACAGGCGCTTTGTCCTTGACGACGCTGTTCTTCAGCTTGATGCGGAGGGTCACCTGCTATGCAGCGATGGGGCACCCATACGGGCTGCCATCAGCCTAGGAGGCTTTAGAACGTGCCCCCGCTGATCTCACTGACGTTTAGCCACTGCCCCGACGCGCTGTACTGCAGCAAGTCGTCGGGCACAACACCAGCGTTTATCGTTACGTCGAGCAGATCGTTGAGGTGAGCTGCGCCTCCACCACTGCCGCTGCCACCACCAGAACCGCTGTTCAGGGTGTCAACGCGCACCCACCCGGCAGTGGCGCCATTGCAAACGATCCAGTCGCCGTTGTCGAAGGAAACGCCAGAGGCCACTGCTGTTCCGGCTCCTGGCGTCGCAGCAACTAAGTACGCACCCGCATATCCATCTTTAGCCACTGGGATAGCACTGCCTATCTTGAAGCCTTCAGCGGTGCCGAACTGGGTCAACCCTGAAATAGTTCCGGTAGCAGCGTTGAAGGTGCCGCAGTACCGCAGGTTTTCAGCACTCAGGCGCCCGAAGCCGATTGGGAACCACGAGTTTGAGTTCCACATGCGCAACGCGCCGGTGCTCTCCTGCAGCCACAGCGTTCCAGCGTGTACGCCGCTGGTGCTGGGAGTGGCCTCCTGAATGAACGAGATCGAGTAGTCCGCCAGCATCTGGCGGGTGATCGAGGCATTGCCAATGCGGTCGGGGAGCAGTGTCCCACTGATCAGCTTGCTGGCATCCAGGTTCGGGATGTCGTTCGCTGTAAGGACGGCGGTTCCGGTGATGTGACCTTGCCCGTCGTAGGTGACCTTCGTTCCGGTGCCAGGCGTGAGCTGGCGGGTGTGGTGAAGCGCCCCGGATGGCTGGACGGTGAACTCCGTGCCGGGGGTGATGGCACCGATGGATCCCGTGGTGGCAACGGGGAGGTCGGAGGCGGCGAGCAGGCGGCCGCCGGTGACCAGGCCGTGGCTGTCGTAGGTGACGAGATGGGCGGTGGCGCTAGCCGTGGTGGCATTGTCGATGCGGAGGGCAGCGCCGAGGCCCGTGGCCCCACCGTCAATCTTCAGGCCGCTGCCGGCGGGTACTGAGACACCGCCGATCGCGGAACCGCTGGCGCGGGGCAGGTCCTCGGATGTGATGCCGCGCAGCGTGACCGAGCCTCCGACGGCAGCGGGACCAGCGAGAAACTGGGCCGCTGCTGTGGCATCGGTGACCTTGGCCGTCACGGTCGCAGTATCGCCCGTCTGGCTGACCGCAGTCGTCAGCGGACCGAAGGTTGCCCCCTGTACGACGTTGACGGAACCGGCCGCCTTGAACGCCTCCCACGCGGAGCCGCTCCAGATCGAGAGCCTGTTGCCTGTGGTGTCCAGTCCCAGCTGGCCGATGTAAGCCCCGCCTCCAGGCGGGAGGGGCGTACCAATCACGGCGCTGCTGTTGTCACCGAGCTTGGCGGCTGTGACTGCCTTGGCCTGCAGGTGGGTCGTGCCAACGCTGTCGGGCTGAAGCGCGTAGTTGATCTTGTCTGGCGGAATACTGCCGGGGTCGATCAGCGCAACGCCGCTCTGGATGAGGTCCTTGACGGTGATGCGCTTCGTTTCACTGGCAGACAAGTCAGCCAGTGGGAGCGGGTCGGTGGCCTGCAGCAGGGACCCCGCAATTGGAGGCAGTTTGGAGATCTCCAGATCAGCCATCGAAGCAAGGCACTACACCACAACCCCAGCCTAAAGCTGGCCTAAGGATCCTCTAGCAGCAGCGGGCTGCCGTCCTCTTGCAGGAGCAGCTCTCCACTCTCTTGCAGCAAGTACGCGGGCGGCATCCCCATGTGCAACCTGACGGGGCCGGTGGTCACAAACTCCACCGTGGAGCGGATCACCTGCCCAGGGGCAAAGCTGGTTGCCACATTGGTGATGCCGCAGGTCGCCTCGTACCAGAGGTGGGAGTTGCGGGTGCTGGTGTCGAGGTAAAAGCGCCCTAGAAAGTCGGCGCCCTGCTGGGTCAGGATGCAGAGCTGCGCCAGGTAGTGCGGAAACTCGACGGGGCCGACGGCGGGGCCGCACAGGGCAGCCTTGTAGCTCCACAGGCAGTTGAGGGTGCCCTGGCCGCTGATCAGGCCCTTGCTGTATTGGCTGCGGAACTCTTCGCCGAGGCTGGTGATGTCCACCGTCTCGCGGCTGGTGGTCAGCTCGTAGCTGCTGATGTTGGCCAGACAGCGATAGCGAGAGTCTGCGGTGTGAACGCTGATGGGCTGAGGAGTGGTCGGGGCCTTCAGCGGTAGCGCCCGCTTGCGGTCGCCGGTCAACGCGTAGCCAAAGGTGGCGTACAGGCTGATGCCACCGGCGTCGTCGATGTTGATGTAGCCAGTCCAGTCCGGGTAGGCGTGGCCCGCGACCAGCTGCAGATCGGTGCCGTCCAGCGTTCGGATTTCTACTTTGTCGCCGGTGATCAGGGCGCTGTGGTCGAAGTCAAAGCTGAAGCGGCTGCGACCCTCGTTGACGTCGGCCCCATCGAGGGTGCCGTGCAGGGGGCTGTCCAAGCTGGCGCGTTGCAGCTCTACATGGCCGCTGTCGCCGAGGTAGATGCCCATCAGAGCGTCACCTCAGTGGGGGCGCCGCTGAACTCAAAGGCGCAGCTGGCGCTGAACACCTCGCCCACCGCCATGCTCATCTGCACGCTGGTGAGCCATGCCTTGCCGCTGATATGGCGGCCCGAGGCGGTGCCGTCATCGAGGCGGAGCTTCAGCGTGACCGCTTCGGCTTCATGGCCGACGCCTTCACTCTCACCCGCCACCTTGGCCTTGATCAACTTGCCGAGCAGGGTGCTGGCGTCGTTGGTGGACTTATCAGCCGGGTCTTCGGCGTAGTAGTAGAGCGTGCAGTTGCCGGTGGTGGAGCGTACGCCGGGGGTGCTGGTGCGGTCGGTGTCCTTCAGGCTGGTGGTGTCCAGCAGGGCCAGGCTGCTGCTCACGCTCCAGTTGGCGACACGGGCGGCTTTCTTGCCGTCGATATGAAGCTCGCCGTTGCTGCCGCTGTAGAACATCAGAAGACTCCGATCAGGTTGACGGTGACGCTGCTGCGCCCTGGCCGGACGCTCACCACCTTCGGCGGCTCGGCGTAGCGCCAACGGTTGCCCCAGAACTCGGCGCCGATGGCTTGTGGGCTGCCGCCCCAGCCCGCCTTGGCGCCGGGATCGCCGTCAAACACGAAGGTGTTGTAGGTGCCCCAGGTCTCGTTGAAGTGATGCAGGAACAGCTCGGCGTTGGCGTCGCTGATGTTGTCGTAGCTCAGCGAGAGTGTCATGCCGGTGCGCTTGGAGCCATAGAGCAGGCGCACCTCGGCACCGTCCTGGGCGCGGTACTCACGGACTGGCCAGTTGCCAGGGTCGAAGGAGCGGGCGGTGGGCACCAGATCAGGGAAGGCCATCAGTAGTCCTTGCTGAAGTTGGCACCGTTTGTGATGTCCCTGGCAATCAGGCTAACGAGGCCCTCATCGACGGGATGCTCGGCCGCCACGATCTCGACCAGGCCATCCTCGTCGAGCGTCAGCTGCTCCACCTGATACACGCCTTGAGAGGCGGCGGCGTACTTCACGGTGAAGAGGGTGTCGTGCAGAGCGGGTTCAATGACCTTGCCATCTGCCACCGTCATCTCTCCTTCCTTTGTGTCGCTGCTGATGCGGTCGTAGTAGAAGATCGGGTAGGAGCCGTCTGTGATGGTGCCGCTGCTGGTGACGGTGCCGTCGGCCGCGATGACGCCGTTGTTGGCGGCGTGGTACGGGCTGGCCTCGGTGGCAACACGGATGTAGTTGCCGGGCGCCAGGTTCAGGCCGTAGGGGGTGGTCTTGAAGCTGACGGTATGCGTGACGCGGCGCCGCACTGACAGTGAGAAGCGCCCGAACAGAACGGCGTGCTCTTCGCTGCAGCAGAAGTCGGCCATGTTGAAGGTCTCGACGGGGTATCCCCCGCCGCCGGCCTCGTTCCAGAACACCGAGACGGTGCGCTCTTCCGCGAAGTCGTTGACGTGCTCCAGGCGCCAGGTCAGCAGGGCCAGGAAGTCGCGGCGCTGGTCGGCCTCCAAGTAGTCGATGCGGAAGGTGTCTTCGATGATGTTGCCGGCGGTGAACATCGCTGAGATCGGCACCGGCCCCAGGCTGATGTTGCCGGCCGCATCGACAGGGATGGCTGGCTCCAGGGCGAAGCGCCCGTTGGCGATCACGAAGTTCAGCAGGAAGTACGGCGCCATCTGCGCCAGGTAGTCCCGCACGTTCTGCGGGTTTGCCAGGGCGCCGTTGAAGAACAGCTTGTTGGCCCGCAGGAAGCGGCACGCCTTGGCGAACGAGGCCGTGTCGATCAGGTCCTTGGAGAAGGTGCTGCCCAGGCCAGCCTGCTGGTCAGTAAGCAGGAAGTACACCAGATCGGGGAACAGGTTGCTCGGGCCGGCGGTGCCCCCGTCGTCGGGGTGAAGGCGGGGCACCCATGTGCCTGACTTCAGCCACACCCGCACCTGATCCATGGTCTGGAAGTTGCGCCCAGCGCGCAGGGCCAGACCGCAAGTGGTCAGGTTGTCGTACTGGGGCGCACCAGCGTCGTTGGCGACGGTCTCATTGACGTAGACGATGGTGTGCTCGGGGCCGTTCTCGTTGCTGGTGGTGCGCTCGGTGTAGTTGCTGAGGTCAGTGATCTGGCCGTTCTCCTCGAAGATGCGATCGGAGTTCATGCCGATCACCTCCACCTCCTGAGCCACCTGATTGACGCGGAAGTAGGCGCCGACAGTTGCAGTGGCCTTGTAAAAGGGGTTGCCCGGTGTGATCGGAACGGTGTAAAGGGCTTCGGTGCCGGCGACCCAGTTGCCGGTGGTGGTGCCGGTGATAGGCGTGTAGGTCACGCCCTCCCACGCTTTGGTCTGTTTCCAATAGTCGGCCCAATCCTTGGGGCCTTTGTCGACGGTGCCCGTCATGCGGACATCGACGCTTGTGCTGCCGTTTTTCAGCGTGAACGTCTTGGATGCGGTTGTGCCGAGGGGAAGCTTCTCGGCGTGGCCCAGCAGCTCGTACTCGAACGAGGATTCGCGGCCGCCCGGTGAACCCAGCGCTGACGTCTCCGTGACAACGACGCGGACGCCGGTGTGCGGAAGGCCATAAGGGTTGCGCGGGTTGGAGGGGGAAATCGGAACAACGCATCCGAAAAGGTCGTTGTTGTTCATGTTTCCGCTGCTGCCCGTCACCTTGATCTGGGTAGAGAGGGTCCAGGCGCGCCAGCCAGGGAAGAAGGGGTGATCGGCGGGGAAGTTCTTGTCAACGACGCCGGTGAACTGCAGCTCCAGCCAGCGGTCCTCCGGGAAAGGAAACTTGATCGTTTTGGTTGCCGTCAGGCCCATGAAGCTGGCTTGGCCGAACAGCTCCCAGCACAACGCGGCCTCACGGCCTTGCGCGTACCCGTCAGGCAGCAAGGCCATGAACGCAACGGCTGTGGCCTTGGCGCTGGCCCCCTCGATGTCGGGGTACAGCTCAGCGCGTTGGATGTATGACGGGGCGGTGACGTGCGAGGGCTGGTTGTCGGTCTGATCGCCGGTGGTCAGCTCAGGCGCGAACTCCAGCTCGCCTTTGCTGGCGTACCGGCCCACAGCGTTGAGCTTGAACAGGCCGTAGCTGGTGCTGTACTCGCCGTAGAGGCGGGCGCCGGTCATGTCGATGGCGTTGATCCTTGCGTCCAGCAGCCAGAAGATTTCGCTATCTGGTGAGTGGTTGGCCAGGTCGGCGCCGTTCTTGGGGATGAAGCGGTACTCGTACTGCCGGCGGTCTGGGTGGGTGATGCGCAGGAAGTTGTACTGATCGACGGGGGCGCTGCCTTGGATGGCGAACTGCTCACCGAGGGGCCGCCAGTCGAAGTCCTTGCCGGTGGCGGGGTTGATGCCGGTTGGGCGCAGCCAAATCGTGAAGACGCTGGTGCGCTTGAAGTAGGTCGTCATCGACCCGCTCTGCCAGCTATCGCCTCGGTTATCGGCGTTGCGCAGCTCCTTTGGGGTGGGCAGCGAGGCGAAGTTGCAGAGGCCGTTGGCGCGGTTCCACACCTGCGACTTCAGGCCGAACTCGGTGGTGTCGCAGGGGCGGGTGTTACGCACCACCGCGAAATCCACCAGCATCACGGGGTAGAAGCCGGGGCCGATCGTGAGGCCCTTGAAGTAGTCGGCGTCGTACTTGTAGAGGCCCTGGCCCTGGTCGTCGGTGCGGATGCGGCGCTCGACAGCGTGCTGGCTGACCCAGCCGATCTGCAGGCCGGGGCCGCTATCGGCGAACACCTCCGTGCACTCCAGCTCGATCTGTTGAGTGCCGCGCTCTTTGAACGAGCCGACCACGCCCTGGCCCCAGACCGGCACAGAGCGGTGGACGACCTTCCAGACCGTACGGCCGATCATCACGGTGGTGCCGAGCTGCAGCTGATCGTCAGCCTGCTCCCGCATCGTGATGGTGGCGTTGTTGATGTCGTCAACATTCGCCTTGTACTTCTCGTCGTCGTATTCGGTCTCGTAGCGGTTCTTGTCAATAACGAAGCCGTTGATGGTGAAGGTGCAGCGGCTGCCAACAGAAACCTGGGGCGTGCGTTTGTGGTCGTTCGGTGCGCCGGGAAAGGTCTGACCGTTGACGGCGGTGATGCCCATCAACCGGCTGTACTCACGCCCGACGCCCTTCTGGCCCAGGCTGCGCATGTTGTCTTTGCTGCCGTCGCCCCAGTTGCCGGCGATCTTGACCCGCTCCAGCTTGGAGTTGATCGTGGTTTCGTGCTTGGCGCCCTCGACATCGGGCATGGGCACCAGGCGGTAGTTCAGGCGATAGCCGGTGCCGTTGGCGAGTGGGGCGTAGCAGCCGAAGGTGGCGTTGCTGCTGGGGGAGAAGGCGCCGCTGAAGGCGGTGTCCAGCAGGGCGTTACGGCTGGGACAGAGGAAGATGTCGTCGTTGCCCTGGAGGTCGCCGCTGCTGGCGCTGGCGCGGCTGCCGTAGGCGAAGTTCTTGGCCAGGATGCGGCCGTTGATGCGGGTGTTGCGGTTCCAGTAGAAGGCGAAGTTCTGCCGCCACACCGCGTCCAGCGGCATGGTGCCGAGGAAGATGCCTTCGAGGTCGGGACGGTCGATGCCGTCGTCGTCGCCGCACTCACCAATCACCAGCATCATCTTCACGCCCTGCTCGGTGCCGTAGCTGAAGCACCGCGACCACACCAGCTGTGGGCTGACCATGACGCCACCGATGTCGGCCTCGCGGTTGGCGAACACGATCGGGATCGGCGCGGCGTAGTCGGCCAGTTCGTTGATCGAGTCGAAGCCGCTGGTGGTACCAAAGCGGTCCGAGCCGTTGCGGCTGGAGAGCTGCCGCTGCTTCTGCTGTTGCTTGCTCGGTGAGGCGGGCTTGGGCGCCAACAACGCCGACACTGCTGACAGTGCAATGCCGATGACGAGGTTGATCAGGATCGGCACCACAAAGCCGCCGTTCACCTCAGGGATGTGGGCGTAGGCCGCTGGCCTTGTGCGGCCGCGCCAGGCCGCTTCTGCTGCAAACCGCCGGTACTCGTCCTCGGTGATGCCGAGGGTGTGGATCAGTTCGCGCTCGAAGGGCAGTAGCGGAAGGCGTGGGCGATCATTCCCCTGCGCATGGGGCACCAGGCCACCGCCTCTGTTCGCTGGTTCATGTAGAGGATCCCGCCCTGCCATACCACCGCGAATGAGAGCTGCTCACCGTTGAGCAGGAGCACATCGCCATCGTAGGTGGGGTCTTGGATGCGCTTTCCCCAGCGCAGCAGCGCACGGCCAATGCGGTGCGGGTTTCGTTCGTACCAGCGCGGGTCAAAGGGGGGCGTTGGGATCTCCATTCGCTCCAGCACCCGATACACCAGATGGATGCAGTCGAGTTCGCCCCAGCTGAAGCGCTGCCCGATCAGGTCGATGCAATCAACGCAGGCGGACATTGCTGGTCATCGGCAGCTGCCCCACCAGCCGCTGGCGTAGGCGGCGCTTGGGCACTTCGGCGCCGACCGCATCGAGAACGGTGTTCAACTTGAGGGTCAGCGTGGTCTCGCTCCAGCCACCGCCGGCGATCTGGCCGGTGTAGCTGTGTAGCTGCTCCTGCTGAGAGCGGTCGGCGGGGTTGAGCAGCATCACCTTGACGTCTGCGAGCCAACCCTCGCGCAGGGCTTCGATAGACCAGCGGCGTGACAGCTCGTTGTTGGGGAAGGCCAGGGTGGCGTCCACGTTGTCGCCTTGGCGGTTGATCGTGATGCCGCTGAAACCGAACGGCACAAACGAGTAGCCGTTGACGGTCTCGTTGATGAAGAAGTTCTGCCAGTTGTAGGTCGCCCCAGCCGGAGAGGTGAGGGTCAAGTAGTTGCCGAGCGCGAACTCCATCAGATGCCAACCTTCCTGCGGGCGCCAGGGGATTGCTGCAGCTTGCGCAGGGCGCGGGCCTCGCCTTGCTTGGCGCTCTGGCTGATGATCGACGGCACCTGATCAGCGCGGATGTAGTGGCTGTCGTTGAAGTTCAGGATGCCGCCGGTGATGTTGACCTGGGGCGGAGCCTCGGCCAGCGCGGTGCCGCCGCTGCGGCCGGTGGGGTCAGCGCCGCTGATGACGGAATCACCGCGAGCACCAGCGTTCCAGCGGGCCATGGCACCGCCCATCTTGTTTTCGGGGATGACGTACTCGTTGGCACCGCCTTCGCCCACCACCGCCGGGGTGGGGCCGGTGACGAAGCCGCCGTCGGCGAAGAATGACAGGCCGGGCGTGAAGGCGATCGGGTTGAAGCCCACGCCGCTGGCAGCGCCCCACATCCCACCACCACCGAAGAGGCTTCCCAAGCCGCCGAGGATCCCGCCGGCGCCGCCAAAGCCACCCCCGCCGCCTATCGCAGCAGACTGCAATGCCATCGTGTTGGCCTGCAGCGCCATTGTGTTGGCTTGCGTCGCCATCGCCTGCGGGTTGAACATTCGCGTCAGCGACTGCGTGAGCATCTGCTCCAGCGGCCGCATTGCCATGTCAAGGAACTTCTCGCCCAAGCTCGCAAGCATCCCGCTCAGCGCTGCCTTCACGTCGCCGCCCGTCACTGCAGCCTTGATGGCGTCCTTGATGCCGCCAGTCAACGTGCTGGCAATACCGCTGGCGTCTGATTCAGCTTGCTGCTGCGCAGCCTGTTGTGCTTTCTGCGCTTCGTTTGCCGCCTGAATCGCCTGAATTTTTCCAAGCAAAGCCTGCTTGTCCGCATCGGTCAGAGCAATGCCCTCCTGCTTCAGCTGGTTTTCGTACTCCAGCAGCTGGTTGATGGCTTGCTGCTCCGGCGTGATGGCCATGACGCCGCGCAGCTGCGCGTCTAGCTGCTCTGTGATGCCCTGCATTGCAGTGAATCGCTTAGCCGCTTGCTGCTCGCCGAGAATCTCAAGCTCCAATGCCCTGTTCTTGTTGAGCAGGTCTGTTTCTTCCTGCCCTTTGCTTTGCGCCAACGCATCTGCATACTTTTGCTCAATCGCCAGCTTTTGGCCCGCCAACTCCAGCTCTGACCGCTTGATTGGGTCCAGCTCTTTGGCAATAGCCAGCCCACTCCGCAGCACCTCTAGCTCTTGCTGACGCTGCGCAACCATTTCTCTGAGCGCTTCCATGCGCTTCTGCTCGTCCTCCCAACCCTGCGCCGCATCGGCGCCTGCGCTGGATGCGTCGTAACCGGCATTTTCTGGGTTTCCGCCAAAGAACGTTTGCAGTGCTTTCTGGCGATGAGGTCCCATTGCAGCCACACCGCTACGGGCACTGGTGCCAAAGGAATCGCGCGCATTGCGGTTGGCCTTGGGATTACCAGCAATGACGGTGGTGTATAGGTCTTCCAACGATGCGCCTTGGGTGCTCATCCCAACCCCGCCAAAACGGCTTTGGAAATAACGAACGACAGGCCCCTGCACCTGCTCTTCAAAGCTTTGCCCCCTATGCGCGCCGTACTGCCTCCGCTCACTAGGGCCGAACTGAATCAGCCCCATGTAGTTGCCGCCAGCGCCGCCCACAATCGATGGGCTAAAAGTGCCACCAGTCTCAAAGCTGATGATTGTCGCCAGATCCAACGGCGACACACCCAGCTTGCTGGCTGCGGCAATCAGCGCCTTGGCGCGACTAGATGGCTGGAAGCTAGAGGCACTTGCGCCTTTACCTGCTTTACTACCGCCGCCCCCGCCCGCTTTGCCCCCGCCAGGCTCACCTCCGAGCAGTGGAGGGGGTGTCAACGCGCTAGTCGGCACAGAACCGATTTGCTGCGCCCGACGAAAAGCCTCATCTCGCGCCCCAGCAAACCTTGACACATACCCCCCTTGCGCTCTCTGCCTTTCTGCGCCTTCTTTAATGGCAGATCCAGCAAGATTTGTTGAACCACCAATCACCTGCATCGCCCACCCAGGAGGCGTGAGATTCTTGAAAAACCAGTGCATCTGACTTAGGCCATTTATAAATGGCGAAAGCTTGTCCGCTGCATATTGGAATGCCAGCCCAATATCTTCAACAAGAGCGGGCGTTTGCGCCAATCTATCGTTGGCCGTCTCCAGGGCATTTAGGACGGCTGGAGTCAATACCTTGCCAACTGCGCGGGCAACCCCGTCAACAGCGTCTTGCAGTGTTGACAATCGCCCGTTAAGGGTATCTGACTGACTAATTGCGCCATTTGCGTATTGACCTCCTGCGTTTGTGAGATTCTTTAGCGCGACCTCTACCGCCTCGGCGCTAACCCGCCCCTTACTCAGCGCGTCGCTGAACTCCTGTCCGCTCAGCTTGTACATCCGCTTCAGCTCATCCGCAAGCGCGACGCCGCGTTCCTGGAACTGCAGCAGCTCTTCGCCCTGGAGACGGCCCTTCGCCATCACCTGCCCATAGGCCAGGCTCAGCTCGCCAAGGTTGGCGCCGGTGGCTCCTGCCACATCGCCCAAACGCTTGGTGGTATCGACAACCTTGTCGGCGCTGACGCCAAAAGCGCTCAGACGCTTGGCCGTATCAATGATCTCAGCACTGGTAAATGGTGTGACATTGGCGTATTGCTGCAGCTGGCCAACAATATCTTTTGCTTTGATCAAGCTACCAGTCAGTACTTGAATACTTCGAGTCTGCGTCTCTAACTCAGCCGTTTTGCCAAAAACAAATTTGGCGCCCTGCATCAAGGCGGCGGCAGATACCAGCCCGCCTATCGCACTGCCAAGACCCTTGAAGGCGCCAGTGGCAGCCCTTGCCTGCTTGCCCGCTTTTTCTGTTGCGTTACCGGCATCCCTAGCGCTGTTCTCAACGCCCTGGAAAGGGTCTGAGCCTTTTAGCCTGCCAAGATCCCGCTCCAGCTTGTTGAGCTTGCTGTAGACCGCATCCAGCTGCTGCGTCTTAGCGGTGAACTGCAGGCCTACCGAATAGGTCGTCGCCAAGATCCCTGCGCAGCGCTACCCACAGCCTACCGACGACGACGCTTTGCCTCGTCCATTGCCTTCTGCTGCTCCTCCCGTTGCAGCATCAGGAATGCGTGCCAGATCATCAGCTCTGCCTCCGTCATCGCCTCTCGGAGCTGCCCAAGCGTCAGGTGCAGCTCCTTGGCAACAACAAGCTCAGCCAGCAGCCCGTTGTCCTTTCGCAGCTCCGCTACCAGCGCTTTTCATGTCTGTCGGCTCCGCATCCTCGGGCTCGACGTCCTGCACCAGCTGCACCATCAGGCCCTCAACAACGCTGGCAGGCAGCTCATTGCGCAGCTCTGCCACCTCGCCAGGGGCAAACAGCTTCTGCCCGTTCTCGTCCTGAGCCACCATCACCAGTAGCTGCAGCGCAAAATCCGAAGCACTGTCGGTCCCTGCCTGCCTCTGCGCACGCGCACGCTGCGCCAACGTGATCGGCGGCGAGAAGAATTCAAACTCAGACCCGTCCGGCAATGTCACAGCCTTGCGCGTGGCTTTCATCGCGCACGCAGCCTTCAGACGATCGAGTGCCCTTGCCATACCTAGGAGTAGTGACTCGTTGACAGTGTAGGTAGGACGGAGGGGAGGCCAGCTCCCCCCACGCCGGCCGGAGTCACCACGACCAGCCGCAGCCTACCGCCAATAAAAAAGCCCCCGCCGTAGCAGGGGCCATGATCTCTCCCAACCCGAACCTTTCAGCTCAAGCTCAGGTTAAACAGGTGCGTCGGCGGTGCCGACAGGCTGAAATTGATCGTTGCCACGATCGCGTCAGTCGTGTTCACCGAGATGGAGAAGCCATCCAGGGACACCTCAGCCTCAATGTAGGAGGAGAGGGTGTCATCGAGGACGTTGCCCGCGCCTTCGATAGCTTTGACGTAAAACTTGACCGTGGCGCCGGCCTGGTTCTTCAGCAGCGAGTTGGCGATCAAGCGACCGCTCAGGCTGGCCTGATCTCCGCTGAACAGCACGTTCATCGTGCCAGTACCGCTGGCAAAGCCAGGAATACTGGTACGGAAGCCCGCGTATTTATCGGCAGAACCACCAATGCGGCAGGGCAAGGTGGTGATGTCGATCGTTTCTCTTTCGAACGAAATGTCCCATTCCTGAACCATGCAGACCAGATCAAACTCGCCGTAGTTGACGTTGATGTGGCCTGTGCTGTTCTCGCGGGCGGTGGTCAGCGTCGCGGTGCCCGTGAACGCCGTGGTGGGAGCCACCGCGTCGATTGCAGCACCAGAAGCGTTGTGACCGCCGGTCAGGGTGATGCCGCCAGCAGCGGTGGTGTAGCCCGTGCCAGCCGTGGTGACGGTGATGGCACCAGCAGCCAGAGCACCACCAGCAGGCACCACAACGGTGGCCCTTGCAGTGTTGGCAGTGCCCTGCACCAGACGCACATCGGTGTAAGTGCCGGGGGTGTAGCCCACACCGGCGGTGGCAGCAGCCAGGCTGCCGACACCAGACCCGGTCAGACCACCCAAGCCATCAAGAGTGATCGGCACACCCCCTTTGGTGGCGGACACCGAGACCGTTGTAGCGGTCTTATCAACGACCCAGTATTTCGTGTTGACCGTCAGCTTGGGGTCGATGACAGCAGCGCCGTCAGTGGTGAACACCACTGGGTCGCCGATGTAATAGTCGTGGTCACCGGGGACGGTGATCAGCTTGCCAGCGGGGAAGTCGGAAGCGTCCTTCAGGCAGTGCTTGACGCCTGCAGGCTTAAAAGTGATAAGACCGTCCTGGCCAGTTAAGGCGCTGGACTGCGAGCATGCGATCGGGATTGGACCAGCCCCTAATCAAGGGAGGCGAAACGACAGGGTTGGGGACGTCCGCCCTCGGGGGCAAGGGCTACCCTCAATCTACGCGAGCTGTAAAGGCACAGCTCAGCGATACGACTGAGTGCGGCCGTTCATCAGGGGCCAACGCGCTCGGACCATTGATGTTCCTAGTGCGCAAGTGGACACCGCCCTCGTTCACTGTCGCCTTATTCACCCGCACCCATTCCTTCAACACCGCCTGCATCACGTCCTCCGCCGGCTTCATGCCTTGCCGCTTTGGGGTGTACAGCAGCAGGTTGGCGCTACCTACGATCAGGTCAGCCCCATCGCAGCCGATCGCCTCGACTGCAACCTGCGGGAACGACAGGTTCAGCACCGCGTAGGTGCCGGCAGGATCCTTGGGTGGGGTCTCAACCGTGTTGTCAAATACCTGATCGGCCAACGGCACGCCGGCAACGACCAGCGCATCACTGGTCAGCTTGGCCATCGCGCCACGGATCTGCTGGAAGCTCATGTCAAGTCAAAGCGCTGGGCAACGACACGGGCGGCTGCATCCTGGATCTTCGGGATGCGGACGTTGGTGAAGTCGATGAACCAGTTCTTGGGCTGCGACACCACCTTTCCCTCAATCGCCACGCTCTGGGCGTACACCAACGAGTTGGTCAAATGGTATTCCTTGCTGGCATCAACCCTCAGCCCCGTCGCATCAGTGTTCGGGCTGTCGGTGCCCTCAGGGGCAACGGCGCTGCTGGCTGATCCCTCGGCAGCAAACCACGACGAGCGGAATCTTCCTGTGTTGTAAGGCGACACTCGGGTTGAGCCCAGCTCGGCTTGCGTTGTGATCAGCGTCTCAGCCTGCAGCGCATCCAGCGCCTTTTTCAGATGCCGCTCAAGGTCGCGGGCGTTGTCGAATCGAGGCATCAGTTCGACCTCACGCGCAGCTTGCTGGCGATCAGACCCTTGGACGAATAGGTGGGCTCCACTGCTGTGACCTTCCACGTCGTCCCGTCATACGTCACATAGTCCGCCGTCGTCGGCAGCAGCGGCAGTGTCTTGTGCTCCACCCACAGCAACAGTTCGTAGGTCTCTGCCGTGCCGCCAGCTTCCACCCTGCTGCGGTTCAACACACCAGCATTGATGCTGTGCTCGGTGTACTCCTTGATCGTCAACGCATCGCGTGGGTCAATGTCTGCGTTGTCATAGTCCACCATGCCCGCCGCTAACGTCCCATCCACGCACAAGCTTGTAATGCCATCGCCCGCGTCTGAATTGGCGTAGTCGCCCCCAGTCATCGCCACGCACAGCGCACCGGCGTTCTGGTAGTCAGCAAGCGTTGGCGCAACTCCAGCCAAGACATACTGCATTGAACCCGTGAGCGGGTCATACACCGCTTTGTTATGCCGCCGGTAAACGATCGGTGTAGGAAATACCGAGTTGATCAGCGTGTCGGCAACAGGAAGAAAGGTGGCGGTGATTTCCAAGTCAGCTCCTTACCCTCGCAATAATGCGGCTGCTGCCAGCCCCTACATTCATCCAGCAGCCAAGAATGTCCCCCAGAAATGGAAAACGCTGAAGCACCAGCGGCGCATTGGGTCCATAGCGACTGGTCTGCACGGGTGCCTCGCCTGCGCGAGCTTGGAAATACTCAATCGACAAGTCGCCAAGCTGTTGCCTTTTCACCTCACCCGTAGCACCGCCGCTAGCCGCCCCGCCACCGATCAACGCCGTAGGGCTCTGATGTAATGCAAGCGCAAGTTCGCTCACCCCTTCCGTCCACGCCGCATCAAACGAGCGTCCGCAGCAATCCTTCGCTTGGTCAAAGCACAGGGCACCTAGCCACTTCTGCGCTTCGTTCAGCTGGATCTGCTTATCGGTCACAGCTGTCCATGCTGCATTTCGCGGGGTGAGCGCGAAATAGGCGTCTGCCAATGCAGTCGTGATTGCAGGCAGGGTCATGGCAGCCGCTCGCCGTCCGTAGGCGTATCGCCATCTTAGGCAGAATGCCATCAGCCACCTTTTTATCCATGGCCACCAAAAAGACAGCTGCCGCCAAGGTTGCTGCAACCGTCAGCCCTGACCCCGACACCCAAGAGGATGGCGGTCAAACGGCACCCCTTGACATTGACATCGCTGAGCCCGCTGGGGAGGAAGCACCCGCTCCGGTGATCGAAGCTCCGGTGGAGACCGTTGACGTGTTCGTCGCCGAGGTGCAAGACGCCCCGCCTTCGAGCATCACCGTGGCAGTCGGGACGTGCGGCTACTACACCGGTGCCCGCCCTGCTGAAACCCTGGCGCAGTACAAGACCCGCCTCGGCACCACCTACGGGACCTTTGGCGACCTTGGCACCATGCTGGGCACAGCCCCGAAGGCTTGACGCTACGCAGGGGTAGACCCTATATTGAGGTGAAAGGGAGGCGGCAACCTCCCCTTCTGATCCCAGCTCTTACCTGGAACCATGAAAACCGTAACCGAGCGCCGCTTCTACGTCTACGCCTACCTGCGGACTGACGGCACTCCCTATTACATCGGCAAAGGCACCGGCAAGCGCATTGATGAGCGCCACGGCATTGCCCTTCCGCCCAAGGATCGTCGCAAGATCCTGCTCGACGGTCTGACCGACCCTGAGGCTATCGAGTACGAGATCGCGCTGATCGCCTGCTTGGGCAGAAAGGATCTTGGCGCTGGCTGCCTTCGCAACCTTACCGATGGTGGTGAAGGGCTGTCCGGCTATCAGTACACCGAAGAGCTGCGTCAAGTCCGCGCCCAGCAGCTGACAGGCAACACTTTTGGCGCACTGGTGGAATGGACCCCAGAGCTTCGACAAAAGCACAGCGAAGCAACAAAAGGCATCGCCAAGACACGCACCGCAAAGTTGGTTGCACGCCATCAAGAGCAGGGCCGCGTTCACACTTGGAACCACCCCGATCACGGCACTCACCTCAAAAGCGCATCAGAGATGGGTCGCGTATGGGGTGGCCGCGAAAGTTTTGGCAAGCTCAGCCGTGGTGTTGCCGCCAGCCACAAAGGCTGGGTGTGCGCAGATCCTCTGACCGCATTTGCTCCTGCCGACACCGACCACGTTGCCCGCATCAACAAGGCTGCCGAGACGCGCACCGCTAAGAACGCCGCGCAGCTTGGCATTTCAGTTGAAGAGTATCGAGCAATGACTTACAACCAGCGCTACCGCCTAAGGAAGGAATGCGGGCTGGCCAAGCAAGCTGCATAAGAAAAAAGGGGCTCCGAAGAGCCCCGAACATTCCACTGAAACCGTAGCTCAGGGAGTCGCGGCGAACGGCGTATTAACTACCATCTTCACGATGGGAATCTGGCGAGGATCATATTTCAAGGCCCAGGAGCCAGCGGTAGACAACGTGGTGTTATCCGGGTTGTCGGTGCCGGTGTAAGAAACGCCGTCGATGTGCAGCAGCTGGTGGTAATCGCAAGAGGCGATGTCCTGTTTGCTGAGAATCGAGCGTTCGTACTCCACGCGGAAATCGGCTTGCAAGCCCTGCTGAACAGCGCCTTGGCCGAACAAGTACACGGGGTACTTGTCGCCGTTGGTGGTGTCAGGGGTGGGAGCCAGCTGGTCATCGACGATGACGTTCAGGCCAGCAAAGCTAGCGATCTGAGTGCTGGTGATACCAACGCCGCCACCACCCCAAGCGATGTTGCCACCGCTCGAAAGAGTGGAAGTCGAGAAGGTCAACATCCCCACAGTTTGCAGGTAGCTGTAGACCGAACTGTGCATGGCGATGCTAGTCAGAAGACCGGCATTTTCGCCAAGGACGTTACCGGCACGAATGACCGATGCGGCAGTCAGGAAGTTGGCTTCAGCAGAGGTGCCAGCGCCGGTGCGGGAGATGTTCACCGTGTGGGTGGACATGGCACCCACTGCCAGCACGCCGTCAACAATGGCCCGCAGGGTTGCGGTCCGTTGGCGCAGCACGCTATCCGTGATAAAGCTGGCTATTGCCGCCATCGGGTCAGCACCAGCGCCCATGCGAGAAAGATCGTCAGCGGCCCCAAATGTGTTATCCCAAAGGCTCTTTATCCCTTGGTTCTACAGCTTTGCCATCGCTGTAGTTCAGACTATATCTTCACCCCCTGGCCGAAGCTGGTTGGGTGTGGGGCACTCGTGGGACCGTTACTGAGTTGCCTCTCGGGCCCTAGTCGTTGAACCTTCCGACTTGTAGGTCGGCTTGGCTGCTGATTGGCCTGCCCTTTCGGGTGGTGGCGTCCCAGCAATTCACCCCATTAACTTCTGCCGTTACTGACAGAAGGCCCAGGTATTTAGGCGAAACCGCGGTGCATGACGGCAGCCACTTGGCTGTCGGCGTTTATTTTCTGGGGGGTCAAGAATCCTTTACCCGATGCACCCCAAGCGGCATCAGATTTGATGATCTCTTCGCTAGCCAGGAAGGGCTTGAAGTAGGGCACCGTGATGCGGGTGCCACCGCTGGACATATCCAGAGCGGTGTTGCGCTGGATGATGCCAGATTGCACCCAACGGCAGTTGCCGTAGACAGCTTCGCGGACGTAGCTACCGAAGTTGACCTTGGTGACCAAATCGCCAAGGAAGACTGATCCCCAATTTGGGTTGCCTTGAGTGCCGATAGCGACGGGTGTGGGGGTTGTAAAACCCCCGTAGTTCTGCATTGGTGCAGCCATGGTTTATCTAAGAGTTGGGTTTACCGTGATCACCCTCGTGCTGCTTCAGCTTG